GTAAGGGTGCGCCCACTGCGGCTGCATTCAAGGCTGCTGCTAAAACCGCAAAGAAATGATTAAGCGCGGCAAAGAATCTTTTGCGGGGTACAACGCCCCAAAGAAGACCCCTTCCCACCCTACTAAGAGTCATGCGGTGCTGGCAAAGAGTGGCTCAGATGTGAAATTAATTCGATTCGGTCAGCAAGGGGTAAAAGGCTCGCCGGATGGCACAAAGAGAAACGAAGCATTCAAAGCCCGACACGCTGAGAACATTGCAAAGGGCAAGATGAGTGCGGCATATTGGGCCAACAAAGTAAAGTGGTGACAACATGGATGAAGGCGCAGCATTTGGGTTCTTCCCACAATTAAGACCCCGTAGACGCTTACAAGACCCAACAGCGTCAGCGGATGTGCCTTTGCAAGTGCTTAGAGGCCGATTAGCCGGACTTTTAGGACTGCCCTCAGACATTGGGAACCTAATCCGGTCTCCGATGCCAATGGAGATGTTTGGGGATTATGAATATGAAAAACCCCCACAACTGCCATACACAACCGAGTATTTTCTAAAAGAACTACCGTTAGCACCCACTGCGCCAATAGGCCAATTGGCTGGTCAAGCTGCATCGTTTGTTCCGCTAAATCCGGCTCCATTGGTTAGGGGGGCGGCAAGGGGTGTGCAGAAACTCGGCACGATGGTCGGTGAAGGCATGGCAGAGAGGGTAGCTACTGGTAGACCAATGCTCCCGAGTTTGCTGGCAGAACCCCAAGCGGCGATGTTTGCGGTGGAACCCAATGTTCCGCGCATGAACTTGCTAGACACTCCACCGGAGACAATGACAAGCCTATTAGAAGTCAAGCCACAAGCGGCGGTAAGCGACTTAGGGTTTTATTCTGCTGCCGAACAAGCTGCGCTGAATCTCCAAAGAAATAAGGGTTCGGGCCAAGCATTCTTGAACGATTTGCTAAAGGCAGAAAATGTCAAGAAGGACGAACTGCAATGGATGGGTGTGGATGACTATTTGAAAGAAAAGCCCAATGTCACCAAGCAAGAAGTTCAAGACTTTATTGCAAACAATCGGGTAGATGTGCAAGAAGTGACATTAGGCAGTCCATTAACGCTATCTGAGCAAGCAGAAATAAGAGCGCTTCGAGAAAAAGACAGAATGTCAATGTCAGAGCGTGCTAGATTTGATACTCTTTCAAGTAGGGAAGATAGTGGAATATCGCCTAAATACTCAAAATATCAACTCCCCGGCGGCGAGAACTACCGTGAAATCTTGCTGAAATTGCCAGAAGCAATGCCAAACACAGCACTTGAAATTCAGCAATTTACAAAACGCATGGAAGCTATGCGTGAAATACAAAATGAATTTGCTAATGCAGGTAATATGGAGAAAGCTATATCATTTGCACAAAAAGCTGATGATTTGCAAGCATATATTAAGCAATTAGAAAAAATACCTGTAACTAGACAAACAGAAAACTATCAATCTTCTCACTTTGACGAACCAAACATTCTTGCTCACATCCGAGTAAACGACCGTGTGGACGCTGATGGCAAGAAAATGCTATTGATTGAGGAAATTCAATCAGATTGGCATCAAGCCGGACGGGAGAAGGGTTATCAGAAAAGCTATGCAAAAGAAGATGTAAAGCCAATGCCTAAAGATAAAGCTGCATCTGAGTATGGCTTAGACAATGCTGATTTGTTTTGGTATTTTGATGTACCCGGCAACACATTGCAAATTCCTAAATCAAGATTTGCAACACAAGATGAAGCGCTCAAGTATGTGCTGACAGAAAAGAAAACAGCGGGTGATGTACCCGATGCACCATTTAAAGACACATGGTATCAACTGGCCCTAAAGAGGGCACTCAAGTATGCTGCCGACAATGGCTATGAACGGGTGGGATTGACTACTGGCAAACAACAAGCAGACAGATACAAGATGAGCAACGAAGTTAACTCATTAGCTTGGCGTGATGCTGGTGGCGGTGTTAAAAGGGCAATTAGTCTTGAATTGGTAAATGGCGACAATATGACGCTATCTGTCAACAGTGAAGGCAAATTGATGGGCGGTAACTTTGAAGATAAGTCACTTAGTTCAGTATTGGGAAAAGATTTAGCCAAAAAAATCATGGCTGAAGACAATGGCAACCTCATGGGCAATGGGCTTAACATTGGCGGAGAGGGAATGAAAAAGTATTATGATGAAGTTTACCCGCAGTATTTAGACAAGTACGGTAAGAAGTGGAACGCAAGGGTAGGCGAGACACAGATAACCACTGATTACGCTCGGGATGCAAATGGCATACCCGCACAGCGTCCATCAAAGGAATCCATCCGCTACATTGACATAACACCGGAAATGAAGGGTGCAGTAAGCAAAGGCCAACCGCTATTTGCTGCTACTCCGGCACTCCCATTAGGAGGACTGCTCGGAGAACCCGAAAAGAAGAAAGAACTCAGTCTGTTAGACTAAGCACTGACCAACAAGCCATAAGGAATTGGTAATGCAAAAGCAAACTAAAAAATCTACTGTAGACCCGATTAGAAAGGTGGGTTTATGAGTGGCGTTAAATACGGCGGCAGGGTAGCTGGAACGCCCAACAAGGCCACATCTGAGGCAAGACAAGCCATAGCCACCTTTGTAGATGGAAACGCATGGCGGCTCTCTATTTGGCTCGATAAGGTAGCAGAGGGTGACCCCGAGCATGACATAAAGCCAAACCCCGCGAAGGCATTTGAGTTATTTCAATCAGTAGTGGAATATCACATTCCCAAGTTGGCAAGGACAGAACACGCCGGAGACGCGAACAATCCCATTGAAATGAAAGTCACATGGGCGCAACCGAACAATCCATCGTAATCCCATACAGCCCGAGAAAAGAGCAATTGCAGATTCATACTCTGCTAGACGCTAAACGGTTCGGGGTGGTGGTAGCCCATCGTAGGATGGGAAAGACTGTAAGCGCGATCAACCATCTGATTAAAGATGCGGTAACTAACCAAAAGGAAGCACCGCGCTACGCTTACATTGCCCCGACATACGGGCAAGCAAAGCGGGTGGCATGGGACTACCTCACGAAGTACGCAAGACCGTTAGGCGGGACAGAGAACATCTCAGAACTGCGGGTAGACTTTTGGAACCGCCGGATTCAGCTATATGGCTCAGACAATCCCGACTCACTGCGCGGACAGTATTTCGATGGGGTGATTCTTGATGAGATTGGCGACCAAAACCCAAAGATTTGGACTGACATTATTCGCCCGTCATTGGCAGACAGATTAGGGTGGTGCTGCTTTATCGGGACTCCGAAGGGGCACAATCACTTTAAAGACCTTAGAGATCGGGCAGAAACAGAGGATGGGTGGGGTCTACTGGAATTCAAAGCCTCCCAAACAGAGGTCTTGACCATCACCGAACTTAAGGCGGCTCGGGTCGAAATGGGGGACGATAAGTATCTCCAAGAGTTTGAGTGTTCGTTTACCGCTGCGGTGGAGGGTTCGTACTACGGGCAACTGCTCAACGATTTGGACGAAAAGAACCACATTCAAGAGATTCCCCGCGATGATCTCTGTAAGACGGTGTGTGCATGGGACTTGGGAATGGGTGACTCTACGGTGATTTGGGTGGCTCAAATAGCTGGCTCAGAAATCCGATTGATGGACTTTTACGAGAATAACGGGGTCGGACTTGATAGCTATGTTAATTGGTTAAGGCATAATGGATGGGACAAAGCCGAGCAAATCCTACCTCACGATGTACAAGTGCGGGAACTCGGGACGGGGAAAAGCCGACTAGAGGTTTTAACCGATGCTGGATTAAACATTCGTGTAGCCCCGCGCATGGGGGTCGATGATGGCATCCAAGCGGTAAGAAGGCTGCTCCCACGATGCTGGTTCAATGTGCCAAAGGTCAAACAAGGACTAGACGCACTCAGAAACTACCGAAGGGATTACGATGAAAAGCGGAAAATCTTTTACGACCGACCACTTCATGATTGGAGTAGCCATAGTGCTGATGCTTTCCGCTATCTTGCAATCGGTCTAAACGAAACAACCGGCTGGTCAAAGATGCCCACAAATAATGTGAAATGGATTGTGTGATGGACGAAAACAAACTCAAATCAATCATCGATGCTGAGATTTCCAACAGTCTCGGCTATTTGGAGACTGAGACTACTGAACAGCGTAGGGAAGCACTGCAAAGCTATTTGCGGCAACCATACGGCAATGAGGTCGAAGGCAAGTCTCAGATCGTTACGGGTGAAGTTGCAGAGGCTGTAGACGGTTCTTTGCCCTCATTGGTGCGAATCTTCACGGCAAGCGATGAGGTCGTGCGGTTTGAACCCCGTGGGCCAAATGACGAGCAAGCTGCCAAACAAGCCACCGAGTATGTGAATTGGGTATTCAACCGCGACAACGAAGGCGTGATTATTCTTCACGATTGGTTTAAAGATGCTCTGCTCCAAAAGGTCGGAGTGGTCAAAGCCTATTGGGAAGACAAAGAAGATGTAATCAAAGAAAAGTATCGTGATCTAACTGATGACGAACTCGCCATGCTGATGAGCGATGGCACGATGGAGATTGTTGAACAAGATACGCAAGAATTCGATCAGATGACCCCAATGGGGCCGATGAAGGTCAAGATTCATGCTGTGACCGTCTCAAAGAAAGAGAAGATTGGTCGTGTGGTGGTGGAGAATGTTCCTCCGGAAGAATTCCTAATCTCTAAGAAGGCTCGGAGAATTGAGGGTGCGCCCTTCATTGCACACCGCAAGCTGATGACCCGAAGCGACTTGATCGCAATGGGCTTTGATGCTGACATTGTGGACGGGATTCCCTCAAGCGATTCACTGACATACACACCGGAGCGACTTGTAAGGTTCTCCAATGGTGAGCAACCGGACGATTCCACAAGCATGGATGACTCGATGCAGAGTGTTGAAGTGTTTGAGTGCTACCTACGGGCCGATATGGACGGGGACGGTATCGCTGAACTGCGACAAGTGTTCTATGCTGGAAACGAGATTCTGTCAGACGAAGAATGCGACTATGTGCCATTCCACTCGATCTGCCCAATTCCCATTCCCCATAAATTTTTTGGTCAATCATTGGCAGACCGGACTACAGACATTCAGTTACAAAAGACCACTATCACCCGTCAGATTTTGGACAATCTCTATCTGACAAACAATGCTCGGGTGACTGCTGTAGACGGGCAGGTTAACTTAGATGACTTGCTCACTGCCACTGCTGGTGGTGTGGTGCGGATTAAATCGCAAGGCGCAGTGCAGCCATTGAATGTGCCACCCGTTGCGGGACAAGCCTTCCCGATGTTGCAATATCTCGACTCTGTGGCCCAAAAGCGCACCGGAGTAACAGACGCATCTCAAGGGCTAGACCCCGCTATCTTGCAGAATGTGACTGCTGCTGCTGTGGCATCGATGCAAGCGGCGGGTGCGGGTAAGGTCGAACTGATCGCACGAATCTTTGCGGAGACGGGTGTTAAATCGCTTTTCAAAGGGATTCTGCATCTTCTCTGCAAGTATCAAGACAAACCCCGCATTGTGCGGATGAGAGGCTCTTATGTGGCATTTGACCCGCGAGAGTGGACTAATCAATACGATGTGGATATAAATGTTGGTCTCGGTGCTGGCAACCGTCAAGAGCAAATGGCGATGCTTCAAATGGTCTTGCAAAAACAAGAACAAGTCTTAGGACAGATGGGGCCATCTAACCCATTGGTCAGCATGGGACAGTATCGCAACACGCTCGGTCGAATGGTGGAAGCTGCCGGATTTAAAGATAGCGCAGAGTTCTATAAGGCTATTCCTCCGGAACTCGACCAACAATTGAGCAACCCGCAACCGCAACAACCGCAAATGTCGCCGGAAGCACAAGCGGCAATGGCGAAGGTTCAAGCCGACATTCAGAGTATGCAAATGAAGGCACAAGCTGATATTCAGTTAGCCCGTGAAAAAGCAATGGCTGATATGCAGTTACAGCGCGACAAGTTCCAAGCTGAAATGATGTTCAGAAAGCAAGAGTTTGAAGCAGAGGCCCAATTGAAAGCAATGAAGGTCGGGGCGGGGATTACCTCAAACATTGAGATACCCGGCTAATCATGCAAACATCATTTGGGGCTTGACATGGTAGACAAAAAATTAAGAAAAGCCGCAGAGGAGTTACGCTCTAAAGGGCGTGGTGGCGATACTATTCTTGCTCACATAAACCCGCAAGAAGCTGAGATATTAAAAATGCTCGGTGGTGCGGGTTCAAGAAATCCTAAAACCGGATTATTAGAGTTTTTGAATATCACAGATGAAGATGGTAATCAAGTGGCATCGGGTGGTGCATTGCCATTAGCTATTCTTCCACCGGAGGATGCCGCACGAATAGCCGCACGACCTTGGGGACAATCATCGGTTGGCGGTGGATTTTTTGGTGGACTTGAGGCTAGAGGACTTGCAGATGCTGCCCCGTTTTGGGCTGCGGTTGCAATACCTTTGATTGGTGCTGCGGCTGGTGCTGCATTGATAGAGGCGGGTTTGATGCCAAGTGCTGCTAGTGCATCTGCTGCTGCTACGGCATCGGGTGCAACTGCTGCACAAGCCGCTGCCGCTGGTGCGTCTGCTACTGCATCTGCGACCGCTGTGGGTACTGCAATTGCAAATACTTCATACCAAATCGCCAATGGAATACCGGCAGACAAGGCCGTTGTTAACTCTGCCACAACTGCTGCAATTCAAATTGGCACTCCCGCTGCTGCTAGTCAAATACAAAAAACGATTGTTTCGGCGACAAGAAATCCAATTGTTGTAAACACTCTTACGACTGCCACTGTTGGTGCTGGACAGGCATTGCTTCAAGGTAAGAACGCATCGGATGCTTTTAAACAAGGCGGTCAATCTGCTTTGATAGGTCAAGTCACATCACAGATACCGGGGTTCAATAACTTAACAAATGCAGCAAAGACCGTAGTCAATGATGCAATAAAAGCAAAAGTTAACAATAAAGACTTTGAACCAACACCCGAATATATTTGGGGCAATGTGATTGGTGCTGCTTATCAGCAAAAAACCGCTATTGATGAGGGTTGGTCAAGTCACGAACAAAAAAGTCAAGCCGCATCGTTAGGGTATACAGACCCCGTTAGATATGATGATTATTTGGTTGACAAAGAATTTGCAAAACAGCAATCTGAGTATGTTCCAAAAACACTACCGTCTGATTTTGTTGGGCCAATGCTGCCCGGCGATATTGTTGACTCAACGCTAACGAACATTGTTTCAAGCCCATCAACAGATACGCGAATTGGAGACTACACATTTACCGGCACAAAAGAGGGCATTACTGCCACAATGCCGGAGACATTGGTAACGGGCACAGAACCCATTGATTACACACTGAACACCATAGCGGGTGGTGATGGTTTGACACTGCCAACAAGCCCTAATTTAGACATTATGGGCGGTGGGCAAGGGCTAACCACTGCGGTGACGGGTGGCGTATTGAGCGAAACTGGAGTGACTCCAACGGGTAATGTAACTCTCGGAGACCTAACATCAGTCATTAATACGGGTGAGCCGGTATCAAAAAATAAGACATATACCTATGACGATGGCAGCACCATCACGGTTGACGAAAATGAAAATATTGTCAGCTACACAGAGGCAACCGATACAACTTACACGGGGCCGGTTGAAACACCATCTAAGCCATTAACTCAATCACAAGTTGAAGGGCTTATAAAACTCGGATTAGGGGTTTATGGTGCATCAAAAGTGGCTAATGTGGTGCGTGATGCCATATCTAGTGGCGGTGAGGAACCGCAAGGCGGTTTCCCATTCACTCCGAGCGACATATCCGGATGGGCACGACCCGAGTACACAAAGACATGGCAAGCCCCAATAGACCTAAACTCACTGTTCACCACTGACAATCTGTTGGGTGGAACTCAATGGGCTGGACTGCAAGGCAACCAATTTGCCAATATCCCGCAAGTATCAATGTCAGACTTCATATCGAGTATCCAAAATGGAAAAGTTTGAACTTGCCAAAAATCTGCTCTCCGATGAATTCTTCTTAGAAGAAATGGAAGCATTAAAGCAATCTGAATTGCTGAATATAGTTAACTCTGCGCCGGAAGATATTGAAGCGCGAGAACTTGCATATTTAAAAATTCATGCTTTACAATCGATTAAAAGCCACTTTGAATCAATCGCAGCTACGGGGCTAATTGTGAAGAAGCGGTGGAAGATTTTGTAATCATAAGATTACACCGTGGCACTCGGTAAGTGCTGACAACTTGGGTTAGAAATGAGTGATAACACGGCTCCGCAAGGAAGTGAATCGCTGAATGTGGAACAAGCTGCATCTGCATTTTTTGGATTAATGGATTCTGAACCGAACGCCGAAGGCCAAGTCGAACAGAATGCAGATTTAGAAAATGATGATGGCGTTGATTCCGAGTTGGTGGATTCTGAACAAGGTGAGACAGAGCAAACTAGCACTTTTCGCGTGAAAGCAGCGGGAGAAGAACGCGAAGTAACTCTCGATCAACTTATTGAGGGCTATCAACTTGGGGCCGACTACACAAAGAAAACCCAAACGCTTAGTGAACAACGCCGCGCTGTGGAAGCAGAACGGTCGAAAATTGACGAAGCAAACAAGGTAAGAGATCAGTACGCCCAACGCTTGCAGATGATGGAACAATTCCTAAGTCAGCAAACGAAGGGTGAGAACTTGGATGCTCTAAAGGAAAGTGACCCCATCGGGTATGCAGTCAAGGTAGCAGAACAGCAACAACGCAAGGAACAACTTGCGGTTTTGAAGGCAGAACAGCAACGCATTGCCCAACAGCAACAAGCGGAACATTCTGAAAAACTCCAAAGCCACATTGCTCAAGAAAGCCAAAAACTTTCTTCTTCTATACCGGGCTACGCAGACCCAAAGACCGGCGACCAAATCCGCAAGGATATTAGGGACTACGCCAAGTCGATAGGGTGGACAGACCAAGAGTTAGCCAATGTCTATGATTCTCGTGCTGTACTGAGTTTGTATCATGGCATGAAGTATTCCTCTTTGCAAAAGGGAAAGCCGGAGTTATCCAAAAGGGTAGCCGAAGCACCCCGAATGATGAAAAGCGGAGTATCTGCGCCAAGAGACAATCAAGAACAGCACAAAAAAGCAGTAGCGCAGTTGCGGAAAACCGGCAAAGTCCGAGACGCTGCAAGTGCGTTTGAACGGTTCGTTTAACTCAAGGATTCAATCATGGCAACTTATCAAACCTACACCTCTATCGGTCAACGGGAAGACCTTTCCGATGTTGTGTACTCGATCTCACCAACGGACACTCCATTTATGTCGTCCATCGGTAAAGCCAAAGCAACCGCTACCAATCACGAATGGCAGACTGATGCTCTTGCATCTGCTGTTTTGACTAACTATGCAGTTGAAGGCGATACCGCAAGCGATGCCACCATTGGCGTGACCACTCGGGTTGGTAACAAGACTCAGATCAGTCAAAAGACTATCAAAATCTCCGGCACTTTGGAAGCTGTGGACAAAGCTGGTCGCAAGTCTGAGAAGGCTTACCAATTGGCTAAAGCCTCTGCTGAGATCAAGCGCGACATGGAAACCACTCTGTTGTCAAACCAAGCAAGCACGAACGGTAACTCAAGCACTGCTCGTAAATTGGGTGGTTTGCAAACATGGTTGGCGACTAACGGTGACTTTGGCACAAGCGGTGTTGCTGGCGCAAGCGGCACGACCACTCGTACCAACGGCACTAACCGCACCTTTGATGAAGCCACTCTGAAAACTGTGGTCAAAGAGGTGTATGCCTCCGGTGGCAATCCCAAAGTGTTGATGGTGAATCCTGCTCACAAGCAGTTGGTCTCTGCCTTCACCGGTATTGCTGCACAGCGTTTCATGGCTCCGGCTGATGCACCCACCACCATCATCGGTGCTGCTGATGTGTATCTGAGCGACTTCGGCACGATCTCGGTCGTTCCCAACCGCTTCATGACCTCTACCAACACTTGCGATGAAGCTGCCTTTGTGTTGGATGTGGACATGGCTGCTGTGGCTTATCTGCGCCCCTTCCAAACCAACGAGTTGGCTAAGACGGGTGACGCGGAAGTGACTCAGTTGTTGGTGGAATACACCTTGCAAGTGAACAACGAAGCCGCCCACGGCATCATCGCTGACTTGACTCCCTAAGAGTGAATGCCCCCATGTTTAACCGCATGGGGGTTTTTCTATGACACAGTTTCGTCAATCTGTTGCCCACGCCGATGGCGAAGGCGGCATCATCGTTGAGACACGCCAAGACATAACGGCAAACATTGAGCAAAATCTAAAGGAATTCAATTCCTATGATGAACGCGCAAGATGGTCGGATGATATGTTTGGCAATAAGATAGCTTCAATCCCTTTAACAGTGATTGACGATCTAAACGCAAAAGGCATCATGAGAGGCTTTGCGGTAGTGGATGAAAAGAAATTCAAAGAATTCCTAAACAGTCCGGACAATCGTTTTTTCAGAACTAGACCGGGGCGAGTATGAGCATTGCGACATTCTCTGAACTCAGTACAGCGGTTGCCAATTATTTGGCCCGTAGTGACCTAACAGATCAGATTCCCGACTTCATTCGTTTTGCAGAACTAAGACTCCGCAGAGAATTGCGGATTCGACAAATGCTCAAATCTGTGACCACCTCAACAACAAGTGGTGACGGTACGGTAGAGATACCATCAGATTTTCTTGAGGCTAGAGACTTCTATGTAACGGGGAACCCTCCGCAACCGCTTAGTTTCTTGTCTCCATCGGTGTTCATTCGGAACACTGATTCTCATGTTCGCGGTAAACCGTTGAACTACACAATTTTGGCGACTGAGTTTCAGTTAGCCCCAATGCCGGACAATGTGTATACGCTTCAATTGCTGTATTACTCTGCTCCGACATTCCTATCAAGCGGAAATTCAAGCAATGCGTTTATGGCGAATGCGCCGGATGCTTTGCTGTACGCTGCTCTCTTAGAGGCAGAACCGTACATCATGAACGATGCAAGAATTCAGACATGGGCGACCATGTATCAAAGGGCAATCGACACATTGACTCGCTCAGACGAGACGGCTCAATACTCGGGTGTTCCACTCGCAATGACTTTATCAAAGAGGTAAAAAATGGCTGCAATGTCCAACTATCTAGAGAATGCTCTTATCAATGAAGTCTTACGGGCCACCGGATATACAGCACCTACTACTGTTTATGTTGCTCTGTTTACGAGCGACCCTACTGATGCTGGCAGTGGTACTGAGTGCAGCGGTACGAGTTATGCTCGTCAGTCTGCTACTTTTGCTGCTCCCTCTAATGGTGCTTCTAGCACTAGTGCAGATATCAATTTCCCGCAAGCTGGTGGCTCATGGGGAACCATCACCCACTTTGGGATTTTTGATGCTCTCACTACTGGCAATCTGTTGGTACATGGTGCTTTGACCACTTCCAAGACAATCGACACGGGCGATGTGTTCAAGATCGCTAGTGGTTCTCTGACTGTCACCTTTGCGTAATGGCAGATGTTTGTGGCCCATTCACGCTTGAACAGCTAGACCTATTCGGGAGCATCGATAGTCTAGCCTTCTCGCTTGATTCAACCGTTTGGACAGATGCGAACACTTGCATCTTAGAAGCGGCGGCATCCGCATCGGGTGCAGGGTCAGTAAGCGCAAGCCCCATAGCAGTATTGGTGGGGGCATCGTCTGTCAGTGGTGACGCACAAACGCAGATTACTTACATTCGTGTAAGGAACTCTAGTTCATCGGTAAACAGTACCGCTACTTCTTCATCCGGCTCACAAGTAACCTATGTTTCGAGTGCTTCGATAACGGGGCTTGGAACGGTCTCGGGTGACGGGATAAGGGTAAGGTTAGGCGCGGGTTCGATAAGTGGCATAGCGACCGTTCTAGCGGCTGGAACCGGCATATTCTCAAGCGGTGCATCGGTCTCCGGCTCTGCTTCAATTGTTGGTGACGGGTTTAGGGTCAGACAAGGTGCGGCGAGTTTGTCCGGTGAGGGTACGGTCTCTGCGACTCCAATCAGAATCAGAACATCTAGCGGGTCGATTAACGGGACTTCTAGTGTCTCGGCTCTCGGTGGGTTGGTCTCAAGTGCTGCGGGTATTCTGAATGGGATAGCTACTGTTTCGGCTACAGCAACAGCGACATTTCAAGCGCAGATGAGTGTTAGTGGGACGGTGACGATTTCTTGTGTAGCCATTCGGATAGGTGACAATTGGTCAAATGTCGCGGCTGATACAAACACATGGACAGATGTGAGTGCCGGTGGGAACACATGGACAACCGTAACCGCTGACGCGAATACATGGACAGATGTGGGAACATCGGGAAATTCATGGACAGACACCGCAACGAATTCAAATGAATGGTTAAGGAATGGATGATGCCTACTCAAAGAATCGCATTAGGTGAATGGCTCCCCGATCAACCGGGGTTGACGGGGGCATTGACGGTTGCAAAGAACTGCTATCCGGTAACTGCGGGTTACGGGGCATTTCCATCTGAGGCTAACTTCTCGGCTGCGGCTGCGGAAGATTTGACCTCATTGATCTACGCCAAAGACCAAAGCGGCACAACCAAACTGTTTGCTGCTGGCCTACACAAGATTTATTCTGTGGACTCTGTTGGTGCTTTGACGGGTGTGTTTAGCTTTACTGGCACTTATTCCCAAAGCGGCACGACCACTCTGACGGTGACTTCCATTGCTCACAAGCTGAAAACGGGCGATTCGTACTATCTGAACTTCACAAGCGGCACAGCGACAGACGGTCAATTCACCGTGACTAAGCTAACTGCGGACACATTCACTGTAACGACCACATCTGCGACCACTTCGGGCAATGTGACCATTTCACGGGTGGCAGACGGGTACGACACACAAGAGGGCCAACGGTTTCGCTTTACCCTTTTCGGGAATCAGATCATTGGGACAAACTTCACTGAAAGGCTGCAAGTCTATTCAGCGGATGGGAGTTCGTCATTCAAGAATCTGTCAGACAGTGCGCCTATCGCTAAGTTCATCACTGTGGTGCGGGATTTTGTGGTGGTGGCCCACACAGATGAGAGTGGCACGACTCGCCCATATCGGGTGCGGTGGTCAGCGATCAATGACGAGACCAATTGGGTTGAAAGTGTAACTACTCAATCTGATTATCAAGACATTCCCGATGGCGGACACATCACGGGCATTCGCGGTGGCGAGTTCGGGATTATTTTGATGGAGAAATCAATCTCCCGCATGAGTTACGCCGGAACACCGTTCATCTTCCAATTCGACAATATCTCACGGGGCAAGGGCTGTATTGCTGCGGGTTCGGTGTGTCAGTATCAAGGACTGACATTCTTTTTGTCGGATGATGGGTTTTATGTCTGTGATGGGCAGAAAGTCACGCCTATCGGGGCAGAGAAGATTGATCGGTTCTTCTTCAATGATGCGAATTTGGACTTAACCACAATGTCAGCAGCGGCAGACCCAATCCGCAAGATGATTATGTGGAATTACCTCTCGACTGACGGCACAAGAAAGATGATCGTGTACAACTTCACGATTGGCAAATGGTCGTACATGGAGACTACATCGGACTACATCTCAGACGCTTCGACTGCCTCTGTCACGCTCGAGCAATTGGATTCTGTGAATGCTTCGATTGATGCTTTGGCGGTAAGCATGGACTCGGGTCTTTATGCCGGTGGAAAGTATTTCCTCGGTGGGACTGATGGGACACGGGTTATCACCTTCACCGGAGCAAACAAATCAGCAGTTCTTGAAACGGGCGACATTGACGCGGGACGCTCGATAGTGATGTTGGCGCGTCCTTTGGTGGATAACGGCTCTGCGAGTGTTTCTGTGGCCTCTCGGACGCTTCTAACTCAAAGTCTGTCGTTTAGCAATGCGGCTGCGGCTGACACTGATAACCGTGTATCTCTAAGAAGTTCGGGCAAGTACCATCGTTTGCGGATGCAACCAACTGGCGACAATTGGCAAACCGCGATGGGGTTGGACATTGATGTTGTCCAACAAGGTGTGCGCTGATGTTTAGGATTCTCCCGTTCTTTGGTGGTGACCCGCGCACAGTCGCGGAAATCGTCAATGGAATCATGAACGGCAAAACCAACAATGTCGGGGTTATCACGCTTGCGACTGGTGGGGCGACCACTACGACCATCACTGATAGACGCATTGGGGCAGACAGTATTCTTTTATTGACTCCACTCACAGCGGCAGCTAATTCGGATGCTGTGCCTTATGGTGCATTTCAAGACTCGACAGACCAAACAGCGGCAAACACTACGACTGCTTACGCGATAACCTTTGACACGACTGATTTCAGCAATGGTGTGACGCTATCAAATAGCAGTAGATTGAATGTGGCAAATGCGGGAATTTATAACATTCAATTCAGCATTCAGTTTAAGAACACGACAAACGATTCTCAAGATGTGGATGTGTGGTTTCGCAAGAACGGGACGAATATCGACAAGTCAAATTCTCGGTTTGGTTTAGCCCCTAGACGATCTTCCGGAGACCCACATCACAGCATTGCAGCGTTAAATTTCTTTGTAGATATGGCGGCAAGTGACTATGTAGAGATCATGTGGAGACCATCGGATACGGGTGTATCAATCGAACACTACACGACAAGCACAACCCCAACCCGTCCCGCTGTGCCCTCTGTGATTGCTACATTAAGTTATATGAACACATCATCAACCGCAAATGTGTATGTGAGTGCAAGGGGCAAGGGAACCGCAACGCTGACACATTTTGCAAATTCAACCGCTGACAAAACATTTGGGTATGTAATAGTTGGCTGATACAATGACTCTAGTGGATGACCCTGCTGGAGTCCTTTTAATGAAAGGATAAGTCATGGCAACCGAAATGTCTACCACTACAAGCACCACCTCAATTGACCCCAATATTCAGCCATATCTCACTTATGGACTGTCTGAGGCACGAAAGCAGTATGAAGGTGGTGGGCCAAAGTTCTACCCCGGTCAAGGGTATGTAGGCCCGTCTACTGCCACACAAACCGCACTGCAAGCCCTACAAGCAAGGGCAATGGCTGGCAACCCTTTGTTGTCTCAAGCGCAAGGCAATGTCAGCGGAATGCTTGCGGGTGACTATCTCGGCGGTAATCCATTCTTTCAAGGCGCATTCCAACCCGCTGCGGCTGCGGCACAGACTGCCTTCAACAAGTCTATTGGTGACATTTCTTCCGCTGCTTCCAAAGCCGGACGATATGGCTCCGGTGCGATGGGTGATCTTCAAAGTCAAGCTGCTGGAACCTTTGCTCAAAAGCTGGCAGACACTGCTGGAAAACTCTCATACGAGAATTACGCTCAAGAACGCCAAAACCAAATGCGGGCACTCGGTATGGCTCCGGGTCTCGCAGAGGCCGACTATGGTGACATAAACAAGTTGTTGGGTGCTGGTCAACTCGGTGAGGGTTATCAAACCTCTGCGCTGCAAGCTGATATGGCGCGGTACAACTTTGAGCAAAACGCACCTCAAAGGAATCTGACGAATTATCTGAATATGGTTTATGGATTCCCTGCTGGCAAGACGCAGACTCAAACCACACCGTATTACACGAACCCCACAGCTACGGCATTGGGTACGGGTTTGCTTGGACTGAATCTGTTTAACGCCGGAAATCAAGCGACCGGAGGCGGTCTATCTCGCGGATTAAGAAGCGGATGGGACTACTTAACGGGTGCGTTTGGCTCTCCCAACGACTTTAGCAGCGGTATGAGTTATTCGGGGCAAATAAGGCCCGATATGACGGATTACATGGGTGGCGGCTTTTATGGGTATGACTAATCATGGCACTACTTGACATTTTCGGCTCGACCCCTTCCTACTACGGCGGTCTATTGGGTGAGGACGAGTTAAATCGCGTCCGGCAACAAGCCCAACAGCAAGCACTACAAAACACTGCATTGGCTCTTTTGCAAGCTGGTGCACCGAGCAGAACGCCGGGGAACGAAGCACTCGCCATCGCTCAAGGTCTAGCGGGTGGTCAGCAAGCCTACAAGCAGTCAATGGAAGATGCTTTGCGCGGCAAGATGAGCGAAATGCAGATTCAAGACTTCATGCAAAAACAGCAAGAGGCCAAAGCACAGAAACAGCGTCAACAACTTGTGCAACAAATCATAATGCAAGGCTACACGCCGGGGATGCCGAGCGAACAGATGGGCAGCATGGGTGGTGATGTGGTAACGACTGCACCCGTTGAACCATCATTCAATCTGCAAAGCATTGCACCCAAACTGATGGCAGTTGGCCCCGAAGGTTTGCAACAGCTTTCCGCACTGTCAACCGCACAAAAGGCGATGCTCGGTGAAGCATTCACTTTGGGCGAAGGACAAAACCGCTACAGAATGACTCCGACAGGAGCAGTATTGGAGGCCGAAGGCGGTAGAAAGCCATTGGCCTTAACGGGTGAAGTGGGTAATGCAGCAATGATTCTGTATAACACGACTGACCCATCTAAACTTCCACCGGACGCAAACACAGCAATCACGCAATATATAAACACTCAGAAACCCGAAAATATTTCTGCGCCCATTAAAGAGGCAATGCAAATATTGGGAATTCCTCGTACTGTAAATAATCTCACACAAGAAGATAGAGTAGCTATCAAGTCTTACATTGACAATAAAGAAAGATTAAAAACGCCAAAGGTTCAAGTGGACTTGAAAGACCCAACTGCTGTGGCTGATCGTCAATTAAAAACAATCAAGCAATGGGAAGATTTAACCAAAGCGACCGGAGATCAAGAAGTATCCGGACGACTTGGCGCATTCAATCAATCGTATGAGTTAGCCAAAAGAGGTAATGAAAGTGCTGATGGTTCACTGATCTACAACTTAGCAAAGATTTACGATTCAACGGGTGCGGTGCAGATGGGTGATGTGAAAACCATCATTGGTGAAAGATCAATGCCCACACAAATCAAACTGTATGCACAAAAATTCTTGAAGGGTGGTTCATTCACTCCGGAAGAACGCGACAATTTGAAGCAAATTGCTGATGCAATCAGAATTGAACGACAAGCACAATTGCTGCCTCAATTGGATGTGTATCGGAATATCAATCGTCAGCTTGGCGGTAATGATACGGCAATCTTCAACCCGTATGAACGGTTAAGCCGCCCCCCACTCTCTAGCTTTGACGGGAAATAATATGGCATTTGATCGTGAAGCTGCAAAACAAGCCGGATACTCTGATGCCGAGATTGATGCGTATCTTGCCAAACAAAAGATTCCGGAAGCACCCGCTGTAACAGACCCGTATGCCGGAATGAGCAAGCGCGAGATCGCGCAACGCATGACCACATTTCCCCAAACTCAATCAATGCCGATGGGGTCGGTGGATGATTTGATGCGTCAACTCGGCTTGACTGCTCGGGCTGGCATCACGGGCGCAACCGCTATCCCCGCAATGATGGCAGATGCACTAACCGGAATGGTTAATCTTGGTACTGGCAAACAAACAATGATGCCATCGTCTAAAGGGCTTCAAAACCTCTTGGACTACATTGGGCTACCCAAGCCTCAATCGGCTCAAGAAAGGGTCGTACAAGACATTACAAGCGGTTTGGCGGGGGTTGCTGGCCCTGCTGCTGTGGCGGGTCGTATGGCTCCGGCTGCAAAAGAGTTCTTCACGACAAACCTTCCGGCTCAAGTTGGCTCGGCTGCGGGTGCTGCGGGTCTTTCCGGTTACGCAAGGGAAGAAGATGCGGGGCCAATGGGTCAACTGTTGGCATCGTTGGCTGGCGGTGCTGGCGGTGGTATGGGTATGGTTGGCTCTACCAAACAGATGCGAGAGGCCAATATCCCCGCTGTGATGCGGACTGCACAAGAGTTTGTTCGCCCATTGACTGAGGAAGGCCGTGAAGTAATCACGGGTAAGGTTCTTCGCTCGTTGGCAAGAGAACCGGAAACCGCTATTGAGAACATCGCAGCGTTTAGGCCAACTGTCCCCGGCTACCAACCAACAACGGCACAAGCAAGCCGAGACATTGGTTTAATCGCTGCTGAGACTCCGATTAAGGGTTTGGCAACGGGTGGGCCATTTGAGGCGCAACAACTCCAAGCCAATCAAGCGCGGTTAGCCATTGTTGACCGTATGGCAAAAGATGAGGAAGCACTCAAGCAAGCCATTGCAAAGCGCGATGAAGTGACTGCGCCATTGCGTGAACAAGCATTTGCAGCATCTACGGTATCGCCGGAAACCTTCCAGTCTGCTGTATCGCTGACTGTCAACAAGACCATTGATGACATTTTGGCCTCAGATGTTGGCGCAAGGGGTACGGTTAAAAAGGCTATGCAATGGGCAAAAGACCAACTGTCAGAGGGAACCACTCCGCAACGGATGTATGAGGTTCGCAAAGATTTGCGCGATGCGGCTCAAGGTCTGTTAGACAAAGAAGGCTCGGCTTACAGTTTGGCAAAGGGCCAACTAGAGCAAGTGATTCGATCTGTTGATGACGCTATTGATGCGGCTGCGCCGGGATACAAGGCATATCTCGACAAGTATGCTGCTTCAAGTCGTGGCATTGAAAAACTAGAGGCGGCTCAAGGGTTCAAGAGCAAAGTCATTTCAACGATTCCCGACCCATCACGGGCCGGAGATTTTCTATTGTCTCAACCCGCATTCACTCGGGCTATTCGTGCTGCCGAACAAGACACCAATCTTTCAAAGACTCAATTGATGATGTTGAAGAAAGTCGCGGAAGATTTAGATTCCGGTGTATTGTCTCGCGCAGCTAAGTCGCCGGGGTCGGACACATTCAAGAACATGAGTTTTGCCAATGTGATCGGTGGGATTGTTGGTAAACAGATGTTCGGCGAAGTAAGCCCCGCACTGAACAAAGTCGCTGCCCCAATGAATTGGCTTTATAACGGCACTGATGACAAAATCAGAGAGTTATTGGTAGAGTCGATGCTAGACCCGAAACTTGCTGCAAGATTGATGCAAAAAGCCAATATCATGCAAGTCGAATCATTGAGCAAAGAACTACAACGCAAAGCCCTATCAATCGGATATGGCGCTGCATTTGGTTTAACAGAGTAAAGGTAAATCATGCCAAAAGTAAAAATCAGCGAGTACAGCGCAACCGCTAACTCAAACACAGATGTAGCATCAATCAACATTGATGAGGGCTGCGCTCCGAGTGGCATCAATAACGCCATTCGTGCCATCATGGGCCATCTGAAAGACTTTCAGCAAGGAACCAATGGAGACCCGTTTAACGGCCCCGTAAATGGTACTGTGGGGGCTACTACTGCTAACACGGGTGCGTTTACTACGCTATCCTCAACTGGTGCATCAAGTTTTGCAACCTCTAGTGGCAATGTGGGTATTGGGACAAGTTCGCCTCAAGGCTCATTAGATGTTACGGCTACAAATGCAACAGTTAATCAATTTTTGACTGGCGGCGTCGGCAACAATTTAGTAACAGGCATTTTTAGAATTGGCTCTGGCTCGGGTAGAGGTGCGAGTATTCAAGGCTTTCGTGGTGCATCTTCTAATATCCACAGCCTAGATTTCTACACATACAATTCCGCTGATGTTTTTGGTATGCGCCTCGACTCCAGCGGTAACTTG